CTATTAGGTTTGTGCCTAAAGAAGCAGTTACAGAAAACACACGTAAGTATATCAAATCAATGAGAAGGAAGTATTAATGTTATTAAGATTAGCATCTATAGGTCTATTCTATTTAAGCCTAGCCTCACTCGTAATGGGTGTTGCTGGGTCTTTAGACCTGCTTGACTTAAACCCAGTTGCCGGATTACTTCTGTTCTTCTTGTTCAGAGAGGTGTCGGAAATATCAATGGCATATGCTTTACATTACGAAGGAGAATAAATGGGACGAATAGTTACTAAAGACCAACCATGCCTACACTGCGGTGGCTCAGACCCTTCTCAAACTTATGAGGATGGTTCTAAGTTCTGCTTTTCATGTAGGACATCAACAAGAGCGCCAAACACAGGAGTTACAGTTATGAATACAAGTACTGACAGCGACTTTAGCCCTGTAGAGTGGGGGCCAAGTCTTAGAGAAATCTCTGAAGAGTTTCAGACAAGAGGTTTCAAAGAAAGAAACATATTTAAACAAGTCGCCGAACATTACGGTGTTAAGGTAGGTTATGATACTGCCGGCGATATTGACACACACTATTACCCTTACTTCAAGGAAGACGACTTAGTGGGCTACAAGACTCGACAGCTACCAAAGAAATTTTCCTCAATAGGTAAGATTCGTGGTGGCCTATTCGGTCAACAACTATTTCAAGGTGGAAAACGCTTAGTTATTACAGAGGGAGAGCTAGACGCTATGGCTGTGCAATCAGCATGGTATAAGCGTTACAAAGCCTTTTATCCTGTAGTGTCTCTTCGTTCTGCATCTTCACTACAAGACTTGGTTGAAGCTCGTGACTGGATTAGAAACTTTGATGAAGTAATATTGTGGTTAGACAACGACGAACCCGGACGTGAAGCTACTAAAGAAGCGGCTCGTATTATCGGTTATGACAAAATTAAGATAGCTAAATCAGTTGAGAAGGATGCATCAGATGTCTGGGTTAAAGACCCTGATTCATTACTTAAGAGCATATACGATGCGGCTACCTACACTCCTGCCGGTATTCTTAATAAGGAAGACCTGTGGGAACAACTAACAACCTACAACGACCTTGAGTCTGTTCCTTACCCAGAAAGTATGGAAGGTCTCAACGCCAAACTGAAAGGTATGCGTGGTGGTGAAATTACTCTTTGGACTAGCGGTACTGGTAGTGGTAAGTCTACTCTTTTACGTGAAATTGCGGTTCACCTCTTGGAGACAACCGAAGAAAAAATCGGAATTGTTTCACTAGAAGAATCACCAGCCGAGACAGCTAGAAAAATGTCTGGTATGGTATTGAATAGAAACCCTGCGGCAGAGGAGATTCCGCTTGATGAACTTAAAATCGGTTATGACAAATTGTTCGGAGATGATAGAGTACTTGTACTGGACCATCAAGGTAGTATCAGCGACGGTTCTATTATGGACTTCCTTGAGTATATGTGCCTGTCTGGTTGTAAGTATGTTTTTGTTGACCACATTACAATCTTGGCTTCAGAAGGTGCTGAAGGGCTTACTGGGAACGAAGCAATTGACAAAATAATGAATGATTTGTTGAGGTTAGCTAAGAAGTACAACGTATGGATTGGTTTGATTTCACACTTACGCAAGACAGACAACAAAGGTAAATCGTTTGAAGAAGGTAAACTACCATCTATGGATGATATTCGTGGCTCTGGTTCAATTAAACAAATAAGCTTTGATATCATTGCTTTTGCTAGAGATGCGGGAAATGAAGATGAATCTAAAAGAAACACGATTAAAACAAAAGTCCTCAAATGTCGTTATACTGGTCTTACAGGCCCATCAGGAACATTGCTTTATAACTTTCCAACTGGAAGACTCCATAAAGGAGGGGACTACTCTGAAGAAGCCGAGTCCAATGGAACCGGATTCAAAAGGATTTAACGTAAATAGGAGAATGAATGATGACAGATAATGAATTAGTCTACATCTCAGTTATACTACAATTACTTAAAGACGGCAATGCGGATACTTCCCATTTGTCACCCACAGTCAGGAGTTTCATAGAAGGCATCTTGCTAGAATACGAAGGAGACCCAGAAGACCCTGTGAACGAACTACTGTACTACGCCGCAGACACTTACTTAACCTCAGATATAAAGGACTATCACTAATGAACGTACAACGAATGACAGACTACTTTGAAGGATTTATCTTAGTAGCGATTAAAAACAAAGCGCACTTAGAGGCGTTCTTACCGCAATCAAAATTAACAAAAACAGAATGTACATTTATCATTGACTTATGGGATATGCACGAAGGTACAGACATAGAACCACTCGAAGCCGAAGAAGATATTTCGGTAATGAGTAAAGATGAATTAGAAGACTATGCGTTAGAAGAATTTAACGTAGACTTAGACAGACGCCGTAATATCTCAACATTAGTTGAACAAGTAATCGAACTCAAAGAAAATAAAAAGGACTAACAACATGAACGCATACGAATCATTTATCCACTTGTCACGCTACTCACGTTTTCTAGACACTGTTAATCGTCGTGAAACATGGGCAGAGACTGTAGACCGATTGATTGGTTTCTGGAAAGAGCAAGTCAGTGATAATGTAATCACCAAAGACGAATTCCAACAGCTATCAGACGCAGTTTACAACCGTGAAGTAATGCCCTCAATGAGAGCAATGTGGTCAGCGGGTGACGCACTACGTAAGAACCCTTTCCGTGGTTACAACTGTAGCTTTGCAGACATAAACCATATACGAGCATTTGACGAGGTGTTATACATCTTGATGTCAGGTACTGGTGTTGGTTTCTCAGCAGAAGCAATGGCTGTAAACAAACTACCAATCATTAATGATTCATTTAATCATTCAGACAGAGTAATTAGTGTAGAGGACTCAGCAGAAGGCTGGTCAAAAGCTCTACGAAAACTAATTGCTGAGTTATACCTAGGTAATACACATAGCTGGGACTTCTCAAAAGTACGTCCAGAGGGCGCACGTCTAAAGACTATGGGTGGACGGGCTTCAGGTCCAGCACCCTTGCAAGACTTAATGTCATTCGTTACTGCATCTTTCAAAGTTGCGGCCGGTCGTAAGCTACGCCCTATCGAAGTACATGACATAATTTGTAAGATAGCCGAGGTTGTTGTTGTAGGTGGCGTTCGTCGTTCAGCCCTAATCTCACTATCAGACTTAAACGACCCAGAAGTACGTGACGCTAAGTCAGGTGCATGGTGGGAAAAGTCAGCGCATCGTGCCTTGGCTAACAACTCCGCCGCTTACGAGTCTAAGCCTTCAATGGCTGTATTCTTAGAAGAGTGGGTTGCACTTATGAAATCAGGTTCAGGCGAACGTGGTATCTTTAACCGAGAAGGTGCGAAAGCATTAGCTCCAGAACGTCGTGACGAGACTCAACTACGGGGTACGAACCCTTGCGCTGAGATTCAGTTACGCTCTAACCAACTATGTAACTTGTCAGAAGTTGTTTGTCGTGTAGATGATACAGAAGCAGACTTGAAGCGTAAGATTGGATTAGCAACAATACTTGGTACACTACAATCATCTCTTACTGAATTTAAATATGTACGTAAGGTATGGCAGAAGAACTGTGAAGAAGAGCGCCTATTAGGTGTGTCCTTAACAGGTATACAAGACTGTAAGATACTAAGAAACCCAGACCCAGCGATGTTAGAAAGACTTCGTGATTATGCAGGAGAAGTAAATGTTACCTATGCTAAGAAACTGGATATCAACCCGGCCACTGCTATTACAACTATTAAGCCATCTGGCACTGTTTCTCAGCTCGTTGATAGTAGCTCTGGTATTCATGGTCGATTTAGTCCATACTATATACGGGCAGTTCGTCAAGCTAATAACGACCCTCTAACAACCTTCTTGAAGGATATGGGTGTACCTAGCGAACCAGACCAAATGAATCCTGAGAAGACAACAGTATTCTACTTTCCAATTAAGTCACCAGAAGGTGCTACATTAGCTAACGAACAAACAGCCATTGAGCAACTTGAGAACTGGGTAATATTCCAAAAGCATTGGTCAGAACACTCTGTGTCTGTGACTGTATATGTTAAGGAAGATGAATGGATGAAGGTCGGTGCTTGGGTTTATGAGAACTTTGACTATATTACAGGCGTAAGCTTCTTGCCATACTCAGAGCATACTTATGCACAGGCTCCTTATACACCATGTACTAAAGGTGAATTCTTGAAAGCTGTAGCAGATATGCCTGACATTGACTTCTCTCGTTTAACCGAGTATGAGTCAGAAGACAATACTGAAGGCGCTCAGACGCTTGCATGTACCGGTGGTGCTTGCGAAATACTATGATAAGTAGTCCCTGTTTAGGAAAATGTTGGATTGGTGACAATGACCGTTGTGTTGCTTGTAACCGAACCTTGAAGCAAATTCAAGAATGGAGTACTTATACTGAGTCTAAAAGAAAAGAAGTAATGAAGACACTATAACAACCTAGACCTTGGCATGTCTATAAACTGCCCTATTAATTAATTAAAGGAATATATTATATGTCACGATTAATTTGGAATTTAGCGTCACAAGCTGTTGAGAAGAAGAAGAAGAAAACACCAGCTAAAAAGGCTCCAGCTAAGAAGAAGAAGGTAGAGACCCCTCCGATTATTGCTGAAGAGCAGAAGTTAATGCCTGGACTATACTTAGATGATGCAGGTGTATTGCTACTTACTGGTGAATTTGACCACAAGAATATCATGCCTTTGGTTGGCAAGATTATGGAATACAACTTAATGCCTGAAGAACTACAACCTAAACGATTAACAATGATTATTAATAGCCCCGGTGGTCAAATAGCACCTTGTCTAACTTTAATCGACACCATGTTAACATCGAGCATTCCCGTTGATACGTTTGCCACTGGCATGGCGGCATCCTGTGGTATTATGACCTTGATGGCGGGTGAACACCGTATGGCCTCTGTCAGCTGTCAATTAATGTCTCATCAATACTCTGCGGGTTCTACCGGCAAAGAACATGAGTTATTTGGTCGTGTGAAGTCATTCGAACAAACCTCTGATTGGATGTTACGGCACTATTCATACTGTACAGGCCTTAGCAGTAAGAAAATAAAGAAGAGATTATTAGGTCCAACTGACATGTGGTTAGACCCACAAGAAGCTTTATCATACAACATTATTGATGAGGTAATTAATGTTTATGGAGAGAAACCAAGTAAGGATGAATAAAATGAAAACATTACTATTAGCATTTACACTCACTATTATGGCTACAGTAGCACAATCCTCTATTGTTCAAAGCCTAGTGTATTACAAGGGTGAACTTATAACTAAAAGCCCAATAACACCACGACCTACCTTAATCTGTGACCAAGTCTTTGTATTACATATGGCTATTCTAGAGAGTAAGGTTGGTAAATTAATTATAAAAGAAGTACCAATGGACCCTCTCACGGGTCTTAGACGAATTATTGCAACTCCGGAATATAAACCGGAAATTACATACTTGGTATTATGCCAAGATAATAGAGGAGAGATGTTATGATTAAACTAGCAAGATTGGCCGGAGCATTAGCAGGGTATTTATTTTCGTACTCTTTATTCTTAGTTAACATTTATATCGCAATCTACATAATGAGATGGATAGGAGTGAACATATAATGCCTTATATAACAGAAGAAGACCGGAATGAGCTATCAGCAATCACTGGTTACATACATATAGAAGGTATAAAAAACGCTGGAGAGATTCAGTACCTAATTGCAGAGATAATACAGGAGTTCTTAAGCTCTAAAAACGGCGCACGATACCAAGACATGAATGACGTAATGGGGGCCTTGGCGGGCGCTCAAGCAGAGTTCTACAGAATCGTTGTTGCCCCTTATGAAGATGAAAAGATTAAAGAAAATGGAGGAGTATATAATGTCAAATGTGGTAAGTCTTACTGACCGTATTGAAGCATACAAAAAAGCACTCCTAGAGAAGCGTAAGGCGGATGACTTAAGTGACATGTTAGATGCCTCTGACCAAGTGTTAGATAGCTTAGAAAACAATTTTGATATGGGTGTTGTAATAGGCATCCGTAACAACCAACTACAACTGTCTTCCACTGAGGACGAAATAGAAACCGTTATTGGCATAGTAGAAGATGCACTAGATAACCTATATCAAGAATTGAATGGAGAATAACATGAGAAGAAAATTTTGTAATAAGGTGAGGGCTACTGTCCAGCTTATACTAAGACTATTGAAGAAAGGTTGCATAGCAATCGGCTCAAAAGCACATCGGTATCTCAAGTATCTTATGACTAAGCAAGCACACCGAGATACAATCAAACACTTAAATCGTTTATCAGATAGAGAACTAAACGACATTGGCCTTACTCGTGGTGACATTAGTCCTATGGTATGGTTAGACGAAGACATTTTAGCATCAGGAAGAGGAAGAGACAAATGAACGAAGGCGTAACAAGTACAGATATGGAAACTTTCATCGAAATAGCTTTTGACAAGTTTATCGCTGAGTATGAAATGGACACTAATGGGAGCATCGAAGACATGTTGTATGAATTCTTCTGTGAAGGATTTGTTGAGGCTGTTAGCGCTCTAGATGACTCTGAAGGGGAAGATGAATAATGTATCTAGTAATAGGCAGAGCTAATTGTACCTTCTGTGAGCAGGCTAAAGAACTACTGACACGTCAGGGAAAGACTTATATCTATGTTGACTTAGCGGCTAATGGACAAGAAGAATCTAACGCTGTATGGAGAGACATATTATTAAGCAAAATGAAAGTCAAGACAGTACCCCAAGTATTTAAATTAACTGGGAGCTTCGAAGACTTAAAAAAGGAGCTGGCTAATGAGTGAACCTGCTATGGTTGTCGAAGAAATCCTTGATGCTATCATCGAAGATAAAACTAAGAAGCTTATACAGGTAAAGGAGCCAGCACTAATAATAACACCAGACCCAGAGGTCTCTAAAGCAAATGATATTGTCACAGAGAAAGAGGCACCTGTTGTTATCGAAGAAAAACCACCGGAGCGTAGGGGCAGACCTAGAGGTTCTTCCGACAACAAACCAGTAAAGATTAAACTTAAACCCTCTCCTAAGTCAGCTATAGATTCATTCAAACAAGAGTTCAAAGGACTCGGTTTAATAGCTGTATATGGTGTTGATGAATTTACAGATAAGTTAGTACGTTCCCTATGGTCAGACCCACAGATTAACTTCATAGTTACTGACCCTGTAGACCAACGTTCAGCTAACCTAACAAGGTCTATCGGTAGCTTACCATTCTCTATCTACCGTTATGCACAGAAACACCCTAACGGTTTCATTGAATCAGGTCAATATCCTGTGATAATAGTAGCTGAAGAATATTGGGAAAGAGTTAACAAACTCCCTAACCCAAATAGAGTTACCTTTACGTGCTTATCCCACTGGGGTCGCACTAAGACTTAGACTATAAACCCCTCTTGATATCTCTGTTGGCTTCGGCTGATGGGGGTGTCGAGAGGGGTCTATATATTTTTTTTTTTGCCATAATATTAAGGAAAGATAAATAGGGTCCCCTTATGATATGACCTCCTTGGGGAAGGGGGATTATGGGGGTAGGGGTATAGGATGATTATCCTCCAAACTATCTCATCAGTAGCTTTAACAACTATAGTGTTTTTGTTGTTTTAATAGACTTAAAATAGATAAGAAATTAAAGACTGAAATAAAACCTTTTTTCCTAAATGTTCTTAAATTACGTTTAAGGAACCCTAAAATTATTGCTCGTAATTATGAGACTTCTTATTAAAACACCTAAGGAGACATCTAATGTTTGCACACTACATCGACTTTATACCTTTTACAATAGCCTCTTTGGTTGTTATAATCGGCTCTGCTCTCATCACACTTAAAAAACCCATCACAATACTTGTTGTTGTTGGTGCTATAATCTTTATCGTTGCACAATCTTCTTGGACTTCAGCATATATCTATGGTGATGTTTGGGGACGAGACTGGGCGAATTACGTGTGGTTCCTTTTCAATACTATAACAATGGTGGTATACTCATGGACGTTAATAAAATTGCGTTAAAGATAGATGGCGCCTTCCATTCCTTAAACAAATACTTCAACCCTGCTTATACAGGTTGGGGTTATGGTAGAGGCCTTGAACAAGCCTCTGGACTAGGTTTGTGGTTTGTGGCCTTCACCCTATTATTTGGCTCTCAATATGGCGTCTCCTCTGAGACATTACAAATTAACAATTTCTTCATGGCATGGATGACAGCTCTACTAGGCTTTTGTCAGATATATTATAATGGAAGACCTCAAAGAATAATCTTTAACATCTGTTCCACAATAGTATGGATGACTATAGCCTTGGGCGCTTTCATAACTATTGGTGACTTCAATCTTTTAACAGCGGCGGCAGTCCCTTATGGCCTGTCTACTTTTTACATTTTCGGTTTCTTATGTGGACCGAGTTCGGAAGGATAGTCTATATGAAACTAGATTTACTCCTACAATATCTACCGGCAACCGTAGCGGTATTTGTCGTCTTAGTCTCAGCAGGAATGTTGGGGTTGTTTCGGGCAATGGCGCTTAGTAAAACCTCTTATGATAACACAGTTGAATCTCTTAAAAGACAACTGCAAACAATACAAGAAGAGAACGAATTACTACGTAAGGTTGCTAAAACACCTATTGATAGGGTAGCGGAAGAGGACAAACACTAGGGAAGCTACTTTCAAACTTCCTTAGTGCCACTCTATTTCATATATTATTGTCATTTATTTTGACACTTATTCTTATTATTATTTTAATAATTTTCTTAGGCTTATTTAACCACGGTTGTAAGCTTTTGATAACTATTAATTTTATTTTTTAATTTAAACTATGTTAAATCTACAACCATTCCAGAACCTTAAAAGGAGGCAAACAATGGCGAATCCAAATGGAAATAAAGACTTAGACAAGGTGCGTAAGCCCGGCAGTGGTCGTCCTAAAGGCTCTAAGAATATTAACTCTATGGCGGCTTATAAGAAGCTTGAGGAGTTAGGTTTTGACCCTATCGAGATGATGATAAAGAAGTACGAGGCTATTGAGGTCTCTCTTAATGACGGCTCCATACGTGTTGGCAGTGGTTCTTATGCTCAACTTATAGCGACTCAAGGAACACTCATAAACAATCTTATGGCTTATGGTTACAAGAAAGTACCTGAGAAGTTAGAGACAGAGATATCTACACGTAAGCCTATGGCCATTAAACTAACAATGAGAAAGAAGGATGACGATGGGGAGAGCGAATCCAAGGAAGTGGGAGACAGCTAAGAAAGATGCTGTAGCCAAGATGGGTGGTAAACATTCAGCTAGAGCTATGCAACTTGCGTCTAAACTCTATAAAGAACGTGGTGGTACTTACTCTGGTGGTAAGACATCAGAACAAAAGAGTATGACTAAGTGGACCAAACAGAAGTGGCGTACTAAGTCAGGCAAGAACTCTACCGAAGGTAAAGGGGCTACTGGTGAACGCTATCTGCCAACTAAGGCTATTAATGCTATGAGTAAGAAGGGGTATGCGGCATCAACAGCTAAGAAACGTAAAGACACTAAAGCGGGTAAACAGTACTCCGCACAACCTAAGAAGAGGAAGAAATAATGCCACAAGGTAAAGGAACATACGGTAAGAAGGTCGGAAGACCTCCTGTAAAGAAGAAACCAATGGTTAAGAAGCCAGTAAAGAAGAAGAAATAATATTATTATTAGATAAGTCTAAGGAGTAATCTATTATGAAGAAGCCTGACGGCAGACTAAAGAGAGCCGGCGTGAGTGGTTATAACAAACCTAAATCGACCCCCGGTCATAGAACCAAATCACATATTGTTGTTGCTAAAGTAGGTGGCACAATAAAGACTATTAGATTCGGTCAACAGAATACTAAAGGAAGCCCCAAGAAAGCCAACGAGAGCGCTAAGTATGCCTCTAGACGTACTGCCTGGAAAGCTAGACATGCAACTAACATTGCTAAAGGTAAGATGTCTGCGGCCTATTGGGCAAACAAGGTAAAGTGGTAAATATGAAACAATCAGAATTCCAACGACAACTATTTGAGTTTAAGTTGAAGATGCAGAGAGCCGCCAAAGAAATAGGTAAACCTCTTCGTATGAGTGGTACTAAGGTATTACAGTCAGATGCCCGTTATAAAGGTCTAGGAGACCGTATAGCTTCAGGCAAGATATCTGGTATGCGTGGTCCTATGACAGCTAAACAGAAACAAGCTTTGAAGAAGGCTCAAAAGGCTAGTGCTGATGCAAGACGTAGGAAATAACTGTGATACTTGTCGTATAGAGATAAGCACTAAAGGAGTTAAGGTAGACAGTAGTACAGGTAATTTATATCTAGAGGCTGGTGTCTTAATAACAGTAGTAGCTGTTCTATACATAGGTAAGAAGTTAGTAGACAAATATTTAAAATGAAACAAGGAAGGTAAAATTGTAATGGCTATTATAAAGAAGAAAGCACCTAAAGGATTTCACTACATGCCTAACGGTAAGCTAATGAGAGACTCTGCTATGAAGAAGAAACCAGCGTCAACTAAGAAGAAGCCTATTCGTAGGTCTGGGTATTAACTATGGCGGCACCTCTCCTTAAGTATATTCCCTTCATCTATGGTGTCCTAAAGGATGTTGCCCCTTGGGTATACAAGGTGTTTATGACATGGAGGTTCAGGAAGCAGACTGCAAAGACTGCGAGGTTACTAGCTGATGAGATTCATCACAAAGAAATTATAGCTAATATAAAGGCTAAAAGGAAATGAATATAAAGTTATGTGCGTTAATTTACGCTCTGTCTTGTTGTTATGGTGTATATTCTATATGGTTTATGAACTAGACTCAAGCAGACCCAATCAAAATAAATTTAAGTATACTAGAGTATACACAATCAAACCCAAGTATTAGAGAGAGCGTCTGTGGCGTATCTCAGAGAGAATTAGAATGGATGAAGTCGTATTACACGAAGGACAATCAGATGTTATCTCTGATTTGTTTATGGGGGATGGCAGTACAAGATACGCAGTGGTTAATGCCTCTCGTGGTTTTGGTAAGTCCTTCCTAGCCGCAACAGCCGCTATGGTAGCCGTACAAGAACTAATGGATTTACCCGCTGATGTGCCTAATAAGAATGTTGCTATTATTGCTCCTACTTATGCACAGGCTATAGATATCTACTACCCGTTAATCGCCTATATACTAGGTGCTGACCACTATGCTGATAAGTCTAGTAGAGTAGCTGGTACATTCTGGTTCCCTAATAATGTTATATTGAAGATATGGTCCTATGAAGCATCAGAACGTATGCGTGGTAGTGGTCAATACTTTGTAGTAGCTGATGAGGTATGCTCATGGAAAGGTGCTGGTACATCCCTGAAAGAATCATGGGAATCAGTCATACAACCATGTATATCAACACGTTGGTCTAAGAAGAACGCAGATAAGCATGGCGCTAACCCCGGTAAGGCTCTTATTATTAGTACTCCTATGGGATATAATTATTTCTATGAGATGTTTAATAGACAAGATGCTGATGACCAATGGAAGTCATACCACTACACATATCAAGACTCTCCTTATCTAGATGATGATGAGATTGAACGAGTTAAGTTAACACTAGACCCACTAAAGTTTGCTAGAGAGTATTCAGCATCTTTCGAGGACTCTGGTAACACAGTATTCTATACATTCAATAGGAGTGAGCATATAGATAAAGACCTACCCCCCTTTGATGCTGGAGAAGATGTACACGTAGCTATCGACTTTAACGTTGGTATTATGGCGTCATGTATCTTTGCTTTAAGAGGAAATCAAATACATATACTAGATGAAATGCAAGGGCATCCTGATACGGAGACACTAGCAAGGACTCTAGCACAAAAGTATAGAGGACACAAGATAATATCCTACCCTGACCCTAGTGGTCGTGCAAGGAAGTCCTCTGCGGCTGTTGGTAATACAGACTTCACTATTCTTAATGCTGAAGGTATTCAAACAAGAGCGCATAACAAAGCCCCGCCTATTATAGATAGTGTAGCGGCTATAAACAAGAAGTTCAAGAACGCTAATGGGGATATTGACATGTATATACACCCACGATGCAATAACACAATCAAGTCTATAGAACGAACCGCATGGGTAGAGAGCAACCCTGATACAGCGACAATATGTAAGAAGGAAGGTGTTGAACACTGGACTGATGGCTTACGATATGCTGTAGAGTATTTATTCCCCGTGCGAGGCGGTACTAAGGTAACAACAAGAGGCTTTGGCTTCTAGAAAAAGGAACAAAACAATGGCATCAAGATACGACGCACTCATAAAAGAGGCTAAGAGAGCCGCAAGGATAAAGAACAAAGCTATATCTAAGAGAATAAGAAAAGCTAACCCAACAAAGACTGATATAATGGTCAAGAAAGTAACTGACACAGCTAAATCAGCAGGTAACTCAGTTAAATCAGCGGCTAAAACAGCTAAGAGTAATGTTACTCGTAAAGTAGGCGGTTCACAGAACAAAGCTTCAGCGGCTAGGATTAAAGCAAACAGACTAGTTAACCAAGCTACAGGTTCTACTACATCAGCGCTTAAGAAGCGTGCAATTGCCAAGGCAGGTGTTTCTTCAGCTAAGAAGAAGGTTACATCAAAGGCTAACAAGCTATACAACAAAGCTACAGGTTCTACTACATCATCGGCACGTAAAGGTGCAACTGCTAAGGCCGCTATTAAGACAGCCAAGAAGAATGTTACTCGTAAAGTAGGCGGTTCACAAAAGAAGAAGTCATCCATTGCTATTAAAGCAAATAGATTGTTTAACCAAGCTACAGGCTCTAAGACTTCTTTATTGAAGAAGACAGCAGGAGCTAGAAAACTAAAGAAGACAGCAGGAAAACTAGGAGCGTCCGCTCGTAATTGGTCAGCTAAAAAGAAAGCGGCTATGGAGAAGCTCTGGAACCGTAACAAGAAGTGATAAAAATTGCGGCTTCCCTTGTGGGGAGTCGTACTAACTATAACCCTTAATTTCCCAACTGAGGTTCGGTAAAGGAGACAATATGGCACGTACTAGAATAAACAGCAAGTCAAAAGATTTAATCAAAGATAATGGTTCTGTTTTGATTTCTATAGTAGAAGGCGAGCAGATACACATGGGAGTAACCCTTGGGTGGCTCACTAGCCTCGTCGGCTACACAATAACAGCTAAGATTGTAGAAGCAGATAGCTCTTCAATTATACACACAGATTCAACAAGCCTACCTACCGCAAAGAAGGCGGGTGGCCAAGTAACAACACTTCCAATAATCGATGCAACTGTAACAGACAACACATTTAATATTGTTATACCAGAAAACCTAATAGCTCTTTACGCTACTCAACCTTCACCTGAAAAGCCAGCCTATGGTTGGATTGGTGTAGAAGTAGCAGACAACGGCGTAGGTAATGCAAAACAAATCTGGAAGCCTATGAGGGGTTTAGTAGAGATTCTTTACTCACCTTCCGAGGAGGTTTAAATGTCTAGCTATACGACTACCGTAGACAATAACAACTTTAGTCTAACAATCGATAAAAAAGAACACACACTTAGTTTAAGTCGCACCGGTGGCCAAGGCTCTAAAGGTGATAGTGTTACTGGGGCAACCATCAACAGTGATGCAGACCTCATTATTACTATTACTAAAGCTGATGGAACCACTAGTACCGTTAACGCAGGAAATCTAGAGGCTAATATTGACCTTAATGATTTGAATGACTTTCAACTTGTCAGCAAGGCTGAAGGTGACGTATTAATCTATGATGGTACTGCACTAAAGTTTAAAAATCACCAGTTAACCACTTCTAAAGTTCTTGACATCAATAACACAGCAAAAGCAGAAGGAGCCGTACTAGTGTACGATAGCTCATCTTCTAAATACATCGCAACAACTCGCATTGAAAATGCTGGGACAATAATAATTGGAGGCACATTCTAATGGCTACAAAAATTCTACTAAAGAAATCGGTTACAGCAGGAGCATCTCCCTTAACGGCTGACCTAGACCAAGGCGAACTTGCGATTAATCTTGTAGACCGCAAAATATATATTAAAGACTCTGGAAACAACATCAAAGAAATCACTGGTGCCTATGTTGATAATTCCGCTCCTTCTAACCCTGTTGAGGGTGACTTGTGGTACGATACTGTAAACAACTCACTTAAAACCCACAATGGTACTGCCTTTGTGTCTGCTGGTTATCAGAACCTATCTGCTCTAGAAGATGTAACTATTACTTCTATTGCTTCCGGTGAACTGCTTAAATGGAACGGTTCCGGATTTGTAAATAACACTTTAGCTGAAGCTAACATTCAGCCAGCGTCCACTACTGTAGCTACTGTTCAAGCACAAGACCTTAACATGGGTACAAACAAGATTCTGTACTCTAACGTCTATGCTAATGCGGCGGCTTTGCCGACAGCTAGCTCATACCACGGAATGTTTGCTCATGCACACGCAGAAGGTAAGGGTTACTTTGCTCATGCTGGTTCTTGGAAGACATTACTTGACGAGTCTTCTTCTGATACAGACGACTTAAGTGAAGGTTCAACTAACCTATACTATACTAATGCTCGTGCGCGGGCGGCTATCTCAGTAACTGATGCTGGTGGTGACGGCTCTTTGTCTATCTCTTCTGGTGTTATTACTTACACAGGCCCAAGTGCTTCTGAAGTACAGGCTCACATTACAGCGGGTACAGGCGTAGCAGTTTCTTCTGGTGCAGTATCTATCGGACAGGCAGTTGGAACAACATCTAACGTAACGTTTAACAAAGTAACTACAAGCCTAATCGAAGGTGGTTCAACAATCACTATCGACCCTGCTGGTCTTGGTGACAACACAGGTACAGTTGTAATCGCTGGTGACTTAACAGTTAACGGTACAACAACAACAGTAAACTCAAATGAAGTTAATATTGGTGATGCTATCATCTTGTTAAACTCAGACGAGGCAGGCACACCTTCTGCTAACGCTGGTATAGAGATTGAACGTGGCACACTTGCTAACAAGTCTCTTATCTGGAATGAAACAGATGATGCTTGGGACTTAAATAACGAAACACTACAAAACTTAATCTTGGACGGTGGTACATACTAAGCCCGTACAACTGACTCGGGGGGTGGCTCTATAGTCATCCCCTTCCTCACACACGGAGAACAGCCCAATGGCAACTAAAATTATTCATAAAAAATCCTCAGTAGCAGACCGTATTCCGGTAGCTGGTGACTTAGAGGTAGGCGAGTTAGCCTTAAACTTAACAGACAAAATGATTTACACAAAGCAATCTGACGGTACGGTTGTTGAATTATCTACAGATGCAAATACTCTTGAAGGCAAGACTGTAGCAGAAATTGAAGCCAGTGCATTAGCACTTGCAATAGCATTAGGATAATAAAATGGCAAACGTATTCAAAAATTATACAAGCGCATCCGTTGGAGCTAGTGCTACAACAACTTACACAGTTCCGAGCGCAACTACTGCTGTAGTTATCGGACTTAACCTAGCAAACACAACTGCATCCTCTATCAACGTTGATGTTCAGATAGCTGGTGTCTACCTAATTAAAGGTGTATTACTTCCGGCTAATGCGGCATTATCTGTACTAGATGGTAAGATAATCGCAGAAGCGGCAGACACAGTAGTTATAACTTCGAGTGCAGGCTCTTCTTGTGACGTTCTAGTAAGCGTACTGGAGCAGACATAATGGGCGGTTATATCGGTGTTCGTAACCCATCAAAAATTGTTGACGCATATACGAAGACAGAGGCAGACGCAGAGTTCTTAAACGATTCCTCGGATGCCATTAAAAACGCAGTAACAGCTAATACCGCCAAGACAGGTATTACTTCAGGACAATCTTCAGCTATAACAGCTAATACCGCCAAGACAGGTATTACTTCAGGACAATCTTCAGCTATAACAGCTAACACAACTACAGCTAGCGCCGCTCTACCAAAAGCTGGCGGTACTATGACGGGCAATATTTCACACGGTGGCAATCTTGCGCTAGACGTAGCAGGAGTTATTGTCCTTGATGCGGATAATCAAGGGTCAGCGAATGGCGTACAACTTAAAGATAGTGGTATACATTATGGGTCAATATTTA